CCGGTCTTTACATCGACCCACTTCTCACCAAACCACTTACCAAGCCCAGCCTTAGCCACGCTTCTTCACCCGGTTGTCAGGGCCAGACCAATCTCCCCCGCGCTTCTTGTACTCCTTGGATGCCCAAGCATTGGAGTACGCGCTAGGATGAACGTCAAACTTTGACTTGGCTTGCGCCTGAACCTTTGACCAAAGCGAAGGATTCTTGGGTTTAGGCGAAGCCATGTCAGCAATTCCAAGCCCGCAGGCTTTTGTTGATCCGGGAATTCGGATCATTTGCCGTCTTCTTGCTGGTGAGCTTCTTTTTCATGCCGCTCATCCGGGCACAAAAGGAATCGCGCCGGGGGCCACCTTCAGGCTGTGGGGCTTTCAGTCCCGGCTTACCGGGGTTAGCCTTGTTGTAGGAAGCCCTGCCTTTGGCGTTCAAGCCTCCAGCAGGGTTTTTCCCTTCCTTACGTGTCCACGCAGGGGTCTTAGGCATAGAATGCAGTCACCGTGCAGCCAGACAAGGTAGCGTGTACGTCTGTCTCAAACAGAATCCCGTTGTCGGGGATGTACACAGTGTTAGTAGCACCCGTACCAGCAGCCGAAGCTGCTACGTCCATTTGAAACTCTACCGTCCCAGATGCCCCGCCATCTCGTAAAATGACGCTGCCAGCGGCAGCGCCAGACACTACAACGAGGCTTCTAATACGCGTCCGATAGCTAACAAGTGTTCCAGTAGACCCTAGATAGACACTTTTAATATCAGTTTGCATACTCATGGTTCTGCTCCCTGATTAACTATCAGGCGCTAACGGGGTTCTGACCACCGTTATCTGCACGCTGAACATACTGGACGGTCAGGATATAGCGGCCCGCCGTCAGAGTGGCCGTACCTACGGCCAGACGTACATATACTGTCGTGTCTGCCGAAGTCGAAGTCTGCCACGCAAGCTGAGTAGCTGCCGTTGCCGTACCACGGAAACGCCCACCAGCGGTGGTAGCAACCGCCGCCATAAGCTGGGCACCGCCACTAGCATTACCTACCGAAATGGTAGTGGTGCCTGCCGTGGCTGCAACAACTTGGTCAACGACGATATCGGTGATCTGCGAACCTTTGGGGAGGTTAAAGATCAGCGTATCGACGTTTCCCGTGACCGTGCCGGTAAGGTCACCGGAGTCGTAAGATTGAGCAAGAACCGCCAGACCGCAGTTGCGACCTTGAGCAACAGTACCTTCACGTACCGTGCCGGAGCGGATAGGACCAGAAAATGTCGAAAAAGACATGATAATTCCTCATATGCGAGTTCCCCATCCATCTGCATACAGTCTGCCGGGACAGTGCGGATGGGGCTATTTCCCCGGAGTTTTATTTTTATAGCACGAAGAACTAGATGACGCAACAACTGTAGATAAAAAAACGCCCCCACGAGGGGGGCGTGAAAGCCGGGAAGGGGAGGAGGACTACGCCCTCCCCGGAGGTTGACCTATCAGGTCGAACCGGGCGAGCCCCAGATACCCAGCGGATCGCTCCAGCCGAAGCTGTAACGCTCACGGGCCTTATACCGGACGTTGCCGGTGTCGAAGTCACCGTCCATCGAGGTGCTCATGGGAGCACGGACGAAGTGCTTCAGGCCGTTGGGTACGTCAGTGGTGAGGAACCACGCGTTGGTGTCGGTCAGGAAGTGGTTGACCGTGTAGCCTTCCGGGATCGCTCCCATCTGCTTCAGCGCATTGATGTCGTTGTCAGTGGTGCTGACACGAAGCTCCGTATCAAGCAGACGCTTGGCTACGAACATCAGGGCCGGAGGGATGATGAGTTTACGCGGCTTGGCTGCGATCAGCAGACCACGCTCATCGGTCCACGCTGCGATCTGGATAACCGCTGCTTCCAGAGCCGTCTCGTTCAGGTCTACACCGGTCGAGGGGCTGTTGTAGTTAACAGCGCCGCTAACCAGCGGGTGACCAACACGGGTGCTGGAGGAGTTGTTACCGAACAGGGTGGTGCCGTCACCGCCAAGGTAGCTGCCGTTAAATCCATTGTTCAGGATCGAAGCGGCTTTTACCTGCTTGGTGTAGGCCATAGCGCGAGCCAGAGCCTTGGTGTAGCGAGCCGACAGACTGTCGTAGAGGTTATCCTCAACAGCCTCTTCGGTGATCGCAAAGCCAAGAGCAATCGTCTCGTGCGTATAGCGAGCGGTCCATGCTTCTTGCGCGTTGTCATACGCAATTGCGGAACCTTCCGTTTTCACCGGAGCAGCCGCGAAGCCGGAGAGTTTCGTCTCCTCTTCAAAGCTACGCTCAGAGGTCTCGGTGTCGTAAATTTCCTTGTGCTCCTCGCCGTAGCGGGAGTACTCCATGCCGAACAGTGCGTTCAGACCGGGCAGGAGTTCCTTGAGAAGCTGGGAACGTGAAATAGCCATGTCAAGTTACTCCTTATACGCCAAGCGGGTTGAGGTAGGAATGGACCCCGTGGTTGAACTTAACCAGAACTTCCGGGTAAGAATCATCCGGGGTGATGATATCCACAATCCGCATAGCCAGCGTAGTGGTCGAAGCACAGGAGCCCCAGTTGGAGCCGGTATCCAGTGCCGTATTCGCCAGACCAGTCGTCGCGCTGCCGGAGAAGCCGGTCAGTGCAGCGTTCTGCCCAATCGCACCGCGAGCGCCGTTGGTCTTGGAACCAACAATCGTTGCAGCTTGAATCGAGTAGAGTTGGTCCGGGTCATCGCAGACACGAATCCATACATCGGAATAGCCGCCAGTGATCGCGCCCGAGGGCAGATACTGAGCAAAAACCGTGTACTTCAGGTTCGGGTCTACATAACGGACACCAACCATAACGCCGAGAATACCTGCCGTACCATCAGCAGAGGTAGCGGTGTATTTCGGAGCTACAGGGGTAGCCGTAATTGCAGTAGGAACACCGTTGGTGTTCATATAGATGACAGAACCCGTGTAGTACGCCGCAGCTACGTTGCTGGGGAGTTTGTACTCACGGATCGCGCCACCATTAAAAGCCTGTCCACCGATCAAATTAACCGGCTTGAGGCCAAAAGGCGTGGCAGAAGCAGCCATTTTAAAGTCTCCAGTTAGGTTCCGTTACCAAACCCGCTACCGCGGCTCGTAGACGTTTTACGGTCTGCAAACAACGGCATACGCGGATCGTTGTTCCGCATGAAGTGGTTATCCACCGACTCCATTTGCCCGACAGCCTGAGCAGCATAATACTCATCGCGGGACTTTATCAGTTCAATCGGAGCCTTGCAGAGCATGAGGCCGCCGATCTCTACGTTGCCGGTGGTAGCGTTACCAAAGAGCATAAGCTCTGGGTGATCCACTGCCTTGACCGGTTCCCAGCCCTCTCGCAGTTTGCGAGAAACATTCGACGGATCAGCCTGCCCAAGTACATGGGTGGCTATCCACCGATACCCGTACCCCGGTTGCGGAGTAGGGTCGGGAAGTGTGCTAGGTGGGGTGTACACCGCTCGCACGGGCCTTTTCTCGCGTGATTCTAGTTCACGTGCCATCCGGGATTGTTCAGCCATTGCTTCTCTCCATTTTTGCCACTGCTTCAGCATATTGCTGCGGAGTCAAACCTAGACGTTTTGCCAGCGTTAACTGGGACGTATTTAGTCTGATCTTTTTAGCTCCCGTGGAACGCGTCCCCGGTGCCACTACCGTCGCGGGCTTTCTGGAGCCATCACCAGACGGTGACCTATTTCCAGACTCGCCAAAGAAGTCTCGGAAAGTCGATCTCAAGCGGGCGTTTATTTGCCCGAAATATTCATCAGAGCGAGGGTCTACCCCCGAATTCACTAGCTTTTGGTGCAGCCCTAGTGCGTAGCTGGTCATTTCCTCGTAGCCCGGTGTACCGAACCACTGATTTTGAGCCTGCCACCTCAAAGTCTTTTCATCGACTTCAGGAGTTTTAGGCTCCTCATAATTCATATTTACAGGATAGTCATCCACCTGTAAAGAGATTGGATTGAAATTTTTTGTAGTCTTCGCCAAAAGTTGCGCGTCGGTAAGCATCTGTTGGGCTTCAAGAATCGCATCAGTATCCCCAAGCTCATATGCTTCCTTATACCTTTTCTTCGCCATTTCAAGCGAAGTTTGAGCCGCGGTACGTGCAGTCTCAGCAAACTGTTGGCTACCCGTATTAACAACTTCTTTAAGCTGTCGATTCTCCTGAATAAGCTGTTGAGCAAGTCGCTCAAGCTCCATTTTCTCTCGTAGCGTAGCTTCTTTAGCCCTGCGCTCATCATGTCGCGCATGGGTAAGCTCTTTAATACGCTTTTTTACCCCGTCGGAGTAATTATCAAGCTCATCATCCGTCGGCTCTTCCACAGGACGAGCAAGGGGTTTTCTCCCTCTGTCCGCTTCCGGCGTGTCGTCGACAATTTCCAATTCGACATCTTCACTTGTAGCTTCAGGTGAAGCTACCAAGTCTTCGTCAGGGAACTTGTAATCATCAGCCATACATTACTCCATGCGCCATCAGGCGAGTTGTTAATCAGACAGCAACGCGGGTAATACCGCGAGGATCAAGCACTACAGCTTCAACCTGATCATCATTGATGACCCGGAATTCTTTGCCATAGATTTTGAACCGCGTACCGGTGTAGTTACGCACCAACACGAAATCTCCTACTTTGCACCACGGTCCCGTGGGAAACTTGGTAGTATCTTTGTAAGCGTCAGCACCCATTTTGAGGACAAACAGTACCGACGTAGCATGTTCCTCTGCTTTCATCGCGGAGGTCGCTTTCAGCAGAGATGTACCGTCAAATTTCTCAGAAACGTCGGGAATGACGCAAAGAAGTTTCCATCCAGTGGGATCAGGCAACATTGTCGCCCGTTGCTCGTCTGTCTCCGTTTCTTCAGGCTCGTCTCGCTGAATAATCGGTTTTGGCATGGTCACGCCATGAGGCAGAATAAAGTCAGTCATCATCGCTCTCCACTTTTTCTAGCAGGTCCATCAAGTGTCGCTCTGCAAGTGCTAGGCCCTGAATCACACCGCAGAGTTGTTTATACGCTTCAAAGGACTGACATTGGCCGGTAGCCGCGTCGTCCGCAAAGTTGTTCATGTCAGTGCGTATTTTGTCGCGCAATACGCGTGCGAAATCTTTTACCACACATTACTCCTTTTTGTCAGAAGATTGTTTACTTTTTTGAGGTTTAACTTCTTCCTCTTCCTCTTCTTCCTCGTCCTCCTCTTCCTTCGGAGCTGACATCCCCAGCTTGATACCCTCGCGCATCTGGTTAGCTTCTTCCCGATCTTTCTCAAGCCCGAGACGCATCCCCTCACGCATCTGGGTAGCATCATCACGATCTTTGGCAAGCCCCAGTTTTAGTCCATCGCGCAGCGAATTAGCCTCAATCTGCTCACGCTTGATCTCATAGTCGCGCTCCATCTGCTCCTGCTTCAACTGAAGCTCCCGGTCCATCTGCTCACGTTTGAACTCGTAGTCGCGCTCCATCTGCTCCTGCTTCAACTGAAGCTCCCGGTCCATCTGCTCGCGCCGGAACTCAAGCTCCTGCGTCACTCGCTGCATGTCAGACTGGGCTTTCTGCTGCTCGATCTGCACTTGCTGCTGCTTGATCTGAAGCTCTTGCTGCTGCATCTGAATGACAGGATCTTGTGCCTGTTGTTGCGCCTGCATCTGCTGTACTTGCTGCTGTGACTGCTGCAACTGTTGTTGACCAGCCTGCGCCATCATCGCAGAAAGCGTGCTCTCTACCTCAGCAGGCAGTTCCTCATCTGACGGAGGCAGCGTGAGACCAAGCTGAGACTCGATCTGCTGACGGTATTCAAACGCCACATGCTCCGTGATGTGGTCCTGTAGCGCCGCCATGATCTGCTGCGCCCGGGGGTTTTGCCCGATTTTCTGCTGGATCATGGGGTCTTGCATCATGGCGTTGTGTACCGCGATATGCGCGGTATGGTCTTGGTGCAGGAACGCTTTCACAGGCTCGCCCGTCAGGGCGCGTGCGTTTTCTGTCACGGGGTCCATCGGCTTGATATCGTCCTTCATCGGGACAAGTTTTGCCGCATTCTTGATACCCAACACATTCAACATGCCGCGATGAAGCTCGGGCAAGTCGTAAATATCGGGGGCCATCTGTGCCATCTGGATGACGGCTTGATACTGCACGATCCGCTGCGCCATTGTGGCCGCGTTGGGGTCGGACACCGGCAAAATGTCGATGTGCTCGTAGTCCGTCTTCTTCGCTTTCGGTGTCGCCGTCTCCGGCTCGTACCCGTAGGAGTCCTCCGAGTAGTCCCGGATAATCTCCGCAAGGAGCCTAAGCTCCTGCTTCATCGTGTAGTGGATCCGCGCCTGAACCGCAGAGAGTGGTTTTAGCTGCCGCTCCAATATCGCCAGTGTCGTGCCGACAGGCGCTTGGGAACTCATGTCACTGATCTTGACATCTGCCGTCGCGGCAAATCGGCGACCGTCCTCAATGATGCTGCCCAGCAACTGGAGCAGAGTCTGGCTAGGCTCCTTATAGGGAAGGGGCAGGATGCTATCCCGAATGGTCCCCGAGCCTACGTCTACGTCCCGGAATTCACCGGGGGAGATCGGTGTGTCATCCCCTTTGATCCTGAGACTCCGCGACTTGAGCCCTCCCGGCAGGTTAGACAGCGTACCGGCGTCTACAAGTTGACGGGTCAACGACGTAGCGGACTTAGCGAAATTCCCGATCAGGTGGAACAGACCGAAGCCATATGAGCCAAAGCCGGGAATGTACTGATAGTGCACGAAGTGCTGACGCTTCAGTCGGAGATCATCATCCTCCCGCCAGTTGCGCCGTATCGCCAGCACATCATTAGACCCTTTTATCAAGGTCACGACATACGGCAGGGCGATGCCCTCTTCATCTTCTGGGTCAAGGCTAAGATCCGCGTGCGCCTCGTACAGGGTGTAGCGCTCATCATGGATGTCGCTGAACCCCGTCTCGCTATCTTTTGCCTTCTTTATATCACTGCGAGTCTTGTCGGGGTCAGGCAGGTCGATGTCCCGATAGAACCCTGCCTGCTGCAACTTCTTGATTTCATTCTTGGTTTTACGCATCACGTGGGTGACGCGGTGGCACATATAGATATCAGACACGCCGTAGGGCAGCACGACGTCTTCGGCGGGAATAAACACCGCGATCTGTCGCCCAAGGCTTGGGTCATAATAGACTTTCTTGAACGCAGAGCCTGTCGCGGGCAGGTTCCACAGCATCTTCTCATGCTCCGGGCGGTACTCAATCATCCGCTCCGTAAGCTGATAGTTCATAT